CCGAAGTGGATGCAGCAGGGTATTATATCATGGAATAAAGGATCACTTGAATTGGAAAATGGATCTAAAATTTCATCCAACTCAACCTCATCATCTGCTGTTCGTGGTGGATCTTATAATGTTATCTTTTTGGACGAATTTGCGTTCATTCCAAATCACATTGCTGATGACTTCTTTGCATCTGTTTATCCTACTATTTCTTCTGGACAGAGTACGAAGGTAATTATTGTTTCCACACCTCGCGGTATGAATCACTTCTACCGCATGTGGCATGACGCTGAGAGGGGTAAGAATGAATATATTCCTACAGATGTCCATTGGTCGGAAGTGCCNGGTAGAGACGAAGCATGGAAGNCACAGACGATTGCAAACACNAGTGAGCAGCAGTTCAAGGTTGAGTTTGAATGTGAATTCTTAGGTTCGGTCAATACATTAATTAATGCNGCAAAACTTCGCAACCTAGTTTATGATGATCCAATAAAAAGAAATGCTGGACTGGATGTTTATGAACATCCAAAAGAAGANCATAATTATTTGATTACGGTTGATGTTGCTCGCGGTATTGGTAATGATTACTCTGCCTTTATTGTGTTTGATATNACAAATTTTCCATATAAAGCTGTTGCAAAATATAGAAATAATGAAATTAAACCAATGCTATTCCCAAGTATTATTCATGAAGTTGCAAAGGGATATAATAATTCTTGGTTATTAATTGAAGTGAATGATATTGGAGATCAGGTAGCAAATATTCTTCATTTTGATTTAGAGTATGATAATGTTTTAATGTGCTCTATGAGAGGTAGGGCAGGGCAAATTGTTGGTTCTGGTTTTAGTGGTAAAAAATCTCAACTAGGTGTCAGAATGACTGCCGCAGTTAAGAAGTTAGGTTGTTCTAACTTGAAAACTTTGATGGAAGATGATAAATTATTAACTAATGATTATGATATTATCTCAGAACTGACTACTTTTGCACAAAAACACAATTCTTTTGAGGCAGAAGAAGGTTGTAATGACGATTTAGCAATGTGCCTTGTAATTTTTTCTTGGTTGGTTGCTCAGGATTACTTTAAAGAAATGACGGACAATGATGTTCGTAAAAGAATTTATGAGGAGCAGAAAAATCAAATTGAACAAGATATGTCGCCGTTTGGATTTATTTCAGATGGGTTGGAAGATATGAATGTAACAATTGATGTTGAAACCGGAGATAGGTGGATTGTCGCATCAAAGAATAGTAATGAAAATAATCCTTTAGAGACATGGAATTTGGATGAATATGGCGACCGCTCGTATATGTGGGATTATCGTTAATTGAATGGTAGGAAATTATAAATACTTTTAGATAATTCTGGATAGTACGGAGAATAAAGATGCCGCTAAATTTAGCATCTCCTGGAATTGTAGTAAGGGAAATTGATTTAACAACTGGAAGAGCTACACCCTCATCAAATAAAATTGGTGCAATTGTTGCGCCTTTTGCTAAAGGTCCGGTAAACTTACCAACTTTAGTAGAGAATGAAAATGACTTACTGACAATTTTTGGAGAACCATATTCAACAGATAATCATTATGAGCATTGGTTAAGTGCATCATCATATCTAGCATATGGTGGATCTTTAAGAGTAGTAAGAGCAGATGATGTTGATTTGAAAAATGGATTTGTTCCTACTTCTGTTGGTGCTGCTTCTAGTGTAAAAATAAAAAGTTTAGAGCACTATATAGCACTAGGATATGATCAGAATACATTATCTGGTGTTGTAGTATCTGCAAGAAATCCAGGATCATGGTCAAACGGAATTCGTGTTGCGATTATTGATAGTAAGGCAGATCAAATTCTAGGAATTGTTACTACTGGAGTTGCAATTGGGCATAAAATTACACAATCTGTTTTTGGAAGAACTAATCCAGGAATAGGAGTAACATCTACACTTAATGGAATTTTAGAGGGAATTGTTACTGGAATTGGAAATAGTTCTATTGAGGTTAAAATTTTAAATCATGTTTCTGTAGGAAATACAGTAACTAAAATTGATTATCCTATGGGAGATCAATTCACATTCCAATCATCTGGTTTGAGTGTTACTATTAGCAATAACTCTGGTGTTGGAATTGCAACAACTACAATTTCTACCACATTAGACTGGTTTGATCAACAGACTGTTATATTAACAGAAACCTCATCCATTAACTGGAATAATATTGCTCCTAGACCAGGAACTTCATCATATGCAGAAGCAAGAAATTCGAGATTTGACGAAGTTCATGTTGTAGTAATTGATTCTCTTGGTCAAATTACTGGAAATGCTGGGTCTATTCTTGAGAAACATTTATCTCTCTCTAAAGCATCGGATGCAGAATTCTCTTCAGGAAATCCATCATATTGGAGAAAATATCTTGAAAATAATTCTGGACATATTTTTGGTCTTAATTCACCAACAGGAATTGTAACTACAGGTTATAGTTCAGGATTTACTTTAGCAACAAATACTGGTTGGAATCAAAATGCAAATGGGATTATTTTTTCAGCAGTAGGTTCTTCAAATAATGTTTTAGATGGTGGTAGAAACTATTCCGGAAATTCTACAATTTCAACCACAGGTTCTCTTTCTGCAAATATTTCGGAATTATCTAGCGGTTATGATTTGTTTGAAAATACTGAAAACTATAATGTAGATTTTCTTCTTATGGGATCTGCAGCATATACAAAAGAAAATGCACAGGCACTTGCTAAAAAAATTATCTCAGTTTCTGAGTTAAGAAAAGATTGTCTTGCATTTATTTCTCCATATAGATCTTATGCTATTGTAGATAATCCAACTCAAGGTTCTGCAATAATTAATTCATCCTCTGATATAACTGACGAATTAATTTCATTCTATGCTCCAATAACATCATCATCTTATGCAATTTTTGATAGTGGATATAAGTATATGTACGATAGATTTGCAAATACCTTCAGATATATTCCTTTGAATAGTGATATTGCGGGACTTTGTGCTCGTAGTGATATTAATAATTTCCCTTGGTATTCACCCGCAGGAACTGCTAGGGGAAGTATTTTAAATGCTATCAAACTTGCATATAATCCTTCTAAATCTGAAAGAGATGTTCTTTATTCAAATAGAATTAATCCAGTAATTTTTTCACCTGGATCTGGGATCATTCTTTTTGGAGACAAAACTGGTATAGCAAAAGCATCCGCATTTGATAGAATTAATGTTCGTCGCTTATTTGTTTATATTGAAAATGCAATCTCACAAGCAGCAAAAGATGCACTCTTTGAATTTAATGATGAAATTACTAGAACAAACTTCGTAAACACCATTGAACCTTTCCTCCGTGATATTCAAGCTAAGAGAGGAATTTTTGATTATATTGTAGTTTGTGATGAAACAAATAATACTGCTGCAGTGATCGACAATAATGAATTTGTTGCTGATATTTACATTAAACCAGCAAGATCAATTAACTTCATTGGACTAAACTTTGTTGCCACTAAAACTGGCGTCAACTTTGAAGAAGTAATCGGAAACTTTTAATTCAGAGGCTTAAAGAACTATGGCAACTAGAAATCAATTAAATCCACCCCCATTGAGGAAGATTACTGACTTTAAAAGTAAGTTAACAGGTGGTGGCGCAAGAAGTAATCTTTTTGAAGTTGTTTTATCTTTTCCTAATATTGCACCAGCAGATATTAATGTTTTAGACAAATCACGCTTTTTAGTAAAGGGTGCAAATTTACCTGCGTCAAATGTAACTCCAATCGATGTTCCATTTAGAGGAAGAACTTTAAAAGTTGCTGGAGACAGATCATTTGAAAGTTGGACAGTAACTGTAATTAATGACACCGATTTTTCAATCCGCTCTGCTATGGAAAATTGGATGAATAAAATTAACAGAGTTTCTGATAACACTGGTGAAACTAATCCAGCATCATATACTGCAGATGCATTTGTATACCAACTTGATCGTGATGGATCTACTTTAAGAGCATATCATTTCTATGACATTTTCCCAACATCAATTGGAGCAATTCCTTTGGATTATAATANAAGTACAATTCAGGAATTCCCCGTAGAGTTTCAAATTCTTTGGTGGGAAGCTGTTAAAGGTAATTCACCTTCTGCTGGTGGTATAGATATTAACTAAATAATTCATACGCAGTTTAAGTTTATAACATGGCGAAACTTTTTGGTTTTTCGATTGAAGACAACAGTGATAAAAAACCTAAGTCTGTAGTTTCCCCCGTTCCTCCAAATAATGAGGACGGGGTTGATTATTTTATTCAATCAGGTTTTTATGGTCAATATGTAGATATTGAAGGTGTTTATAGAACAGAATATGATTTAATACGAAGATATCGTGAAATGGCACTTCACCCAGAATGTGATAATGCCATTGAAAGTGTTGTTAATGAAGCAATTGTTAGTGATTTATACGATTCTCCAGTAGAAATAGAATTAACAAATCTGAATGCTAGTGATAGATTGAAGGAAGTTATTAGGTCGGAATTCAAATATATCAAAGAAATGATGGATTTTGATAAAAAATGCCATGAAATTTTTAGGAACTGGTATGTCGATGGTCGGTTATTTTATTTAAAAGTTATCGATCAAAAAAATCCAGAAGCAGGGATTCAAGAATTACGATATATTGACCCCATGAAAATGAAGTATATCCGTCAGGAGAAAAAGACGGAAAATGATTCTAATGGATATAGAAATTTAAACCTTAGATCCGGAAACGATGTAGATAAATTTAGATTTCCAGAAATTGAGGAATATTTTGTATACACTCCTATGCCTAATTTTCCAACAGGAACAATTAGTGGTGGTTCTAAGGGAGGTATTAAAATTGCAAAAGATTCAGTTACATATTGTACTTCTGGACTTGTAGATAGAAATAAAGGAACAATCTTATCATACTTACATAAAGCAATTAAAGCACTCAACCAACTTAGAATGATTGAGGATTCTTTAGTAATTTACAGACTTTCCAGAGCACCAGAAAGAAGAATTTTCTATATTGATGTTGGCAATTTACCTAAAGTAAAAGCAGAACAATATCTTAAAGAAGTAATGAGTCGTTATCGTAATAAACTAGTATATGATGCAAATACTGGTGAAGTTCGTGATGATCGTAAATTCATGAGTATGCTTGAAGATTTTTGGCTTCCAAGAAGAGAAGGTGGTAGAGGAACTGAAATTACAACTCTTCCTGGAGGTCAAAATTTAGGAGAACTTTCTGATATTGAATATTTCCAGAAAAAACTTTATAGATCTCTTGCAGTTCCAGAGACCAGAATTGCTGGAGGTGGGGATGGATTTAATCTTGGTAGATCATCTGAAATTCTCCGTGACGAATTGATGTTTTCTAAATTTGTGGGTAGATTAAGAAAAAGATTTGCAAATCTTTTTAATGATATTCTTCGCACCCAACTTCTTTTAAAAAATATTGTATCTCCCGAAGATTGGGAAAAAATGAGTGATCATATTCAATATGATTTTCTATATGATAATCATTTTGCAGAACTGAAGGAAGCGGAATTATTAACTAATAGACTTACACTAGCAACTACTGTTGAACCATATATTGGCAAATATTACTCTACAGAATATGTTCGTAAAAAAATATTGAGACAAACAGATTCCGAAATCATTGAAATAGATATGCAAATTGAAGATGAGATTGCAAAGGGTATTTTACCGGACCCTAACGCACCTGTAGATGAAATGGGCAATCCATTACCCACTGGTGAAGAGCAACCTCAAGATATTCAACAGGGAGCGAATGGGGAAGTGCCCATGGAACCATCTATGGATACATCTTCTATAGAAATTCCACAGCCTAAAGGTGGGAAAATATAAATAATCTTATAAATATAAACTACTTTTTATGGAAGAACTTATCGATTTGATTGCAACTGATGGATCACCTTCAGATGTTTCCAGCAAAATTAAAGAATTATTATACACTAAAGCTGCTGAAATAGTGGATTCTACTCGCCCAGAAGTTTCTGCATTAATTTTTGGTGACGAAAATAAATCAGGAGATGTAGAATAATGGCAATCAAAGTTGTTCAAAATGTCAACAGAATAACTACTAATCCGGGTGTTGCTGCAACTAGTAATCCAATTGCATTGAAGAGTGGATATCTTAGAGTATCTATTGCATCCAGCGGAGTTGGTTGTTACATAGCAATTGGAACTGATCCTGTAGCAACTGTAAATGATTTTCATGTTGGATCATATAATCCAGAAGTTTTGAAAGAGAGAATTGCTAGACAAAAAATAGTAGGAATTGTAACAGGAACTACAACAACTCTTGTTTTTGACAATAATGCAGGAAATCCATTTTTAATTACCGATTATGTGTCTATTGAAGGAGCACCAACTGCAGGAATCAATACAACTCATAAATCAATTGTGTCCTTAACAGATTCCTCTGTTACTATTAATTTTAATACTTCTTCAATAACTTCACCAAACCTAACTAACGCAGATTTAATTAGAAGCGTAAAAGTTTCTGCCATTACACCAGACACTAATTTGGGAGTCAGTGTAACTGAAGTTGTTTCTCTAGTATCCGAATAAAAAAATGAAACTAATCACAGAAGAAGTCTCACAAGTAAAATTTATTACAGAAGGAAAAGGTTCTCAAAAGAAAATGTTTATTGAGGGTGTTTTCCTTCAAGGTGATATCTGTAACCGTAATGGGAGAATGTATCCAATGGATACTCTTTCCCGTGAGGTAAAGAGATATACAGAATCTTTTATTAATAAAGGTCGTGCTCTTGGTGAACTAGGACATCCAGATGGTCCTACAGTAAATCTAGATCGTGTTTCTCATAAGATTGTTTCTCTTGAACAGGATGGAACAAATTTTAGAGGAAAAGCACAACTTCTTGAAACTCCCATGGGTAAGATTGCAAAATCTCTCATTGATGAAGGAGTAATGCTTGGTGTTTCTTCTCGCGGTGTTGGATCATTAAAAATGACTAATGAGGGTCATAAAATTGTTGGTGAAGATTTTATGTTAGCAACTGCTGCTGATATTGTTGCCGATCCTTCTGCTCCTGATGCATTTGTTCAGGGAATTATGGAAGGCAAGGAGTGGGTTTGGGAAGGAGGAATTCTTCGTGAACAACTTGCATCCAAAACTCAAAGAAGAATCAATACTCTAATTGATCAAAAAAGATTGGATGAGCATAAAGTTAATTTATTTCAAGAGTTTCTTTCAAATCTTTAAATTATAAATAAATATAGATTATAACACAATCAAAAAATGTCCGTTGGTAGAAATTTACAAGAAATGGAAAACGTAGTAACCAAAGGGGCTGCACCTGCTGAACCAATGAACAGCATTGCCCAAAATGCTTCCGGAGTTATGATTCCCGGCCAAACTGGCGCTTGGGAAGATTTAGGCGGCCCTACCCCAGAAAATTATCGTCCAGATGATAATTCAGCAGCACTTAGAACACCTGGAGCAACTCTTGCTCAGGTTAAAAATGTAGTTAATGCAAAAGCTAGTGCTGCAGAAGGTCCGAAAACTTCCGCTACTCCTGTTTCTGCTCCAGGTCAAGGTGTAAGAGAAGAGATAGAAGATGATGAAGATCTAATTGACGAAGAAGATCTTGATGAAGATGAAGAAGTAGTTTCTGAAGCTTCTGAAGAAGAGGAAGAAGAAGAGGAAGAAGAAGAGGAAGAAGAAGAGGAAGGTGGTAGAAAAAAAGGTAAAAAGAAAGTGGAAGAAGAGTTCGACATCGAAGAAGATGTCAATGCTCTCCTTGCCGGTGAAGATCTTTCTGAAGAGTTTCAAGAGAAAGCAAGAACTATTTTCGAAGCGGCTATTAAATCAAAAGTTTTTGAAATTAAAGAAGAACTTCAAGAAACTTATGAAAATGCTTTAATCGAAGAAGTTGAATTTATTAAGAAAGAACTTACCGAAAGAGTTGATGCATACCTTGAGTATGTTGCTGATGAGTGGATCCAAGAAAATGCACTCGCAGTTGAGCACGGTCTTAAGACTGAAATGACCGAATCATTCCTCCAAGGAATGAAGAGTCTTTTTGAAGATCATTATGTAACAATCCCTGAAGATAGATATGATGTAATCGAGAGTATGGTAGATAAACTTGATGAAATGGAAGGAAAACTCAACGAGCAAATCGAAAGAAATGTTGCTCTGAATAGAAGATTAGCAGAGTCGGTTGCTGATGTAATTTTTGCAGATGTCGCTGAGGGTCTTGCACTTTCTCAGAAAGACAAACTCGCTTCTCTTGCCGAAAATGTTGAGTTTGATAGTGAGGAAAACTATCGTGAGAAACTGGTAACTCTGAGAGAATCTTATTTCTCAACAAATGCTGGTACTCAAAGAGATGTAACTGAGAACTTATCTGAAGAAGTTTCCTACGGAGAAACTGAAGTATCTTCAGTATCCCCAATTATGGAAGCATATCTTCAGACTCTCAGCAGAGTCGCTAAAAAGTGATTTTTAAATTATAAAGTCAAACAAAACTTTTTTAAAGAGGTAAACTACAATGCAGATGTACAACGCAGAATATCTGCAGGAGAAGTGGGCACCAATCCTTGATTATCAAGGAATGGATACGATCAAAGATTCACATCGTAGAGCTGTAACCGCTATCCTGCTCGAAAACCAAGAAAGAGAACTTCGTGAAGAGCGTTCATTCCTTTATGAAGCTTCCCCAACCAACTCTGCCGGTACTGGTGGTTTTGGTGGTAGTGCTTCAAATGTCACTGGCAGTCCAGTAGCAGGTTTCGATCCTGTTCTGATTAGTCTTATTCGCCGTTCAATGCCTAATTTGATCGCTTACGATCTTTGTGGCGTTCAACCAATGAATGGTCCTACCGGACTTATCTTCGCAATGCGTTCACGTTACCAGAACCAGTCTGGAACTGAAGCATTCTACAACGAAGCAGATTCAGCATTCTCTGGTCAGAACAACAGTCGTAATCGTACCGCAGGATTTATTGATGGTACTGTTGGTTTAGGTACTACCAGTCAATCAGCAGGTTCTAATCCTTCAATCCTTGATGCAACCAATGCTAACCAGCAAGCATATAATGTTGGCGAAGGTATGACAACTGGTGATTCCGAAGCTCTTGGCGACGGAAATACCAATTACTTTAACGAAATGGCTTTCTCAATCGAGAAGCTTACCGTTACTGCTAAGTCACGCGCTCTGAAAGCTGAGTACTCACTCGAACTCGCACAAGACCTGAAGGCAATTCACGGACTAAATGCAGAAGCTGAGCTTGCTAACATTCTCAGCACTGAGATTCTCGCTGAAATTAACAGAGAAATCATCCGTACCATTTACAAGGTTGCAGTTCCTGGTGCTCAGGTTAACACAGCTACCGCTGGTACTTTTGACCTTGATGTTGACTCTAACGGTCGTTGGTCGGTTGAAAAGTTCAAGGGTCTTATCTTCCAAATCGAGCGCGATGCAAACGCAATTGCACAGCAAACTCGTAGAGGGAAAGGTAACATGATCCTCTGCTCTGCTGATGTTGCTTCAGCACTCACCATGGCAGGTGTTCTTGATTACACCCCTGCACTCAATGCAAACCTTCAGGTTGATGACACTGGTAATACTTTTGCTGGTGTTCTCCAAGGTAAGTATAGAGTCTATATCGACCCATATGCAGCAAACGTTGCTGCTAACCAGTTCTATGTTGTTGGTTATAAGGGTGCAAGTCCTTATGATGCTGGTCTCTTCTATTGCCCATATGTACCTCTCCAGATGGTACGTGCCGTAGGTGAGCAAACCTTCCAACCAAAAATCGGATTCAAGACTCGTTATGGAGTTGTTGCGAATCCATTTGCTAAGGGTGCCACTGCTCCCGTTAATGGACAACCAGATAANATNGCAACCAACTCTAATGTTTACTACAGAAGAGTTAAGGTCAGCAACCTCATGTGAGTNAATTCACAATNTNTTCAAGAGGGTCGAAAGACCCTCTTTTTTTATCTAAATAAAAATAAAAATGAAAACTTTCCAACAATTTCGTGAAGATCTTTCTAAAAATATAATTAAATTAGATAAAAAAGCACAAGAAAATTTAAATAAATCTAAAAAAGGACAATTTGGTCCAGGATCAAAACCAGTTCCACATACTTCCTTTAAATTAGTTCCTTCAAATATTCCGATGAATTGAAATAATGAGTAATCCATTATCTGCTAACCAAATTTCAAACAGAAATTTTTTATCTCCAGTANGTTTTAAATTTACCCTAGCAAAAAATCCTAAAGTGGCATTTTTTTGTAATGGTGCAAAAATTCCAGAAATTAGTTTAGGAACTGAACTGCAATCAACATATTTAAAAAATATTGATGTTCCAGGTGATATTATAACTTATGGGGATTTTTCATTAAGATTTTTAGTTGATGAAGATCTTATTAATTATATGGAAATTCACAAATGGATCACTGGTATTGGATTTCCAGAAACTGCAGATCAATATGCAGATCTAATAACAAACGAAGATAATATACAAGATCCAAAGAAAGCATTTAGTGATGGAAGTCTTTACATATTGGATAGCAATTATAATACAAATGCAATTGTAAAATTTAAAGATTTATTTCCAGTTTCTTTATCTTCTTTAGATTTTGATGCAACTAAAACTGATGTTCAGTACTTTACAGCAGAAGTAATTTTCAAGTATACTATCTACAATATCCTAGATAAAAACAATAATCCCCTATGAATCTTGATGAAATCCAGGAGATGTGGCAGAGAGATTCTGTCATCGATCCTGATAATTTACACGATGAATCTTTAAAAATTCCTCAGTTACATTCAAAGTATTATACAATCTATAATACCATTACCCTTCTCCGCGAAAAGGCAAGAGAAACCTATAACAGAGTTAAGTTAGAACGCTACAATTACTACACAGGAAAGGCACCAGCAGAAGTTTATATAGAAGAACCTTTTCCATATAAAGTTCGGGACAAAGAGGCGTTACAGAGGCATATGGACGCCGATGAGAGATTGAATAAAATTGATCTCAAAATCAGATATTATGACATTATCTTAAAGTTCCTTGAGGAAATTATTAAAACAGTTTCTAATCGCACTTATCAAATTAAAAATGCTATTGAATGGCATCGATTCCAAGCAGGATTTAATTGATCAAATAAATATTCATAACTGATATTTTATGAATGTCTCATTTGGTCATATCAAAAAAGAATGAGGTTTACTTGCAGATAGAAGCAGAACCTCATGTATATTATGAATTGAGAGATGCATTTCAATTCGATGTTCCCAACGCTAAATTCTCACCAGCATATAAGAACAAATGGTGGGATGGAATCATTTATTTGTTTAATGTAAACACGAAAGAAATATACGTTGGTTTATTAGATAAACTTATAAGATTTTGTGAAAATCACAATTACACTTATGAGTTTCGAAACAATAAGTATTATGGTCTTCCATTTGAAGTCAATGAAATGATTTCACATGAAGGTGTAAAAGACTATATGACTTCTATTTGCAAGTATGCTCCCCGCGATTACCAAGTTGAGGGAGTATACGACGCTTTAAGACATAATCGCAAGTTACTGATATCTCCAACTGCTTCTGGAAAGTCGTTGATGATATATTCGATTGTCCGATATTACGTTGAGAAAGGACAAAATACTCTGATAGTCGTTCCGACGACATCCCTTGTAGAACAGATGTATAAAGATTTTGCAGATTATGGATGGGATGTGGGTTCATTTTGCCACAAGATCTATGCTGGAAAAGAAAGAGAAACAGACTCTCAGGTAATCATCACAACCTGGCAATCTATCTACAAACTTCCCCGACAATATTTCTCAAGATTTAATGTGGTAGTTGGAGATGAAGCACACCAGTTCAAATCTAAGTCATTAGTATCTATAATGACAAAACTTTCTGATGCAAAGTATCGGTTTGGATTTACTGGAACTCTTGATGGTTCAGAAACTCATAAGTGGGTTTTAGAAGGTTTATTTGGGCCTTCTTACAAGATTATTCGTACAGATGAGTTAATGCAGAAGGGTCATGTTGCAACATTNGATATTAATATTCTTTTACTCAAACATAATCCTCATCGATTTGATAACTTTGAAGAAGAAGTTCAATANATTATCAATCATGAAAGAAGGAATAAATTTATTAAAAATCTTGCAATTGATCTTAAAGGAAATACCCTTATACTTTTTTCAAGAGTTGAAGGTCATGGTCAACCATTATACGAACTCATAAATAAGAGTATCTCTGAAAATCGTCAAATATTTTTTGTTCATGGAGGGGTTGCTACTGAAGATCGTGAACAGGTAAGAGAAATTACTGAAAAAGAAAATAATGCAATTATTGTTGCTTCATATGGAACTTTTTCCACAGGAATTAATATCAAAAACTTNCATAATGTAATCTTTGCATCACCATCAAAATCAAGAATTAGAAACCTTCAATCAATTGGAAGAGTTTTAAGAAAAGGAAATCAAAAGACAAAAGCAACTTTATATGATATTGCTGATGATATTAGTTATAAGTCAAGAAAAAACTATACGCTCAATCATCTAATGGAACGTATCAAAATTTATAACGAAGAAAACTTTAATTATGAAATTGTAAATATTCCTCTAAAAGATCAATGAGTGAAGAATTTTATTGCNTTTTAAAATTAGTNTCTGGTGAAGAAATATTTTCACTAGTGGNTATAGATGAAAATGATGGAGATACTTTAATTGTTCTTCAAAATCCAGTTACAATTAAAATAACAAAAGAATATAAAAATACATATGTAAAAGTTAAACCATGGATTGATTTATCATCTGATGATTTCTTTATCATAAGACTTGATAAAGTTATTACAATGACTGAAAGTAAAGATATTAAAATAATTGAACTTTATAATAATTATCTGAACGATAGAGAAACAATTGACTCTTATAATTCTTCAGGTATCGTAAAACCTTCATCTAAAATGGGATATATATCATCAGTTGAACATGCCAGGGAAAGGCTTGAAAAGATCTTTAAAGGTATTAAAGAAAGCTAAGTTCTCATCTTCAACGGAGACAAACCTAGTCTACTGGTATTTGAGCATCTTGTCAAGCCCTTTGATGATGTGCTATAATAAACAAAAGTTATCGTAAATGAGTCCGATGTATGTCCAAGAAAAAACCAGAACATTATGTAAATAATAAAGAATTATTAGAAGCACTTATTGTATATCGTACAAAGGTTGCAGCTGCTAAAGAGGCAGGTCTTCCTAAACCACGTATTACAAACTATTTGGGAGAGTGTTTTCTAAAGATTGCGACTCATTTATCATATAAACCAAACTTTGTGAATTATATGTTCCGTGAGGATATGATTTCTGACGGNATTGAAAATTGTGTTCAATATATTCATAATTTCAATCCAGAAAGGTCACAGAATCCTTTTGCATATTTTACTCAGATTATTCATTATGCATTTTTGAGAAGAATTCAAAAGGAAAAGAAACAGTTAGAAATTAAAACTAAGATTATTGAGCGTACTGGGTTTGATGAGGTTATGACGATTGATGGCGGATTGCTTTCTGGCAACAATTCGGAATATAATTCAATGAAGGACAACATCCAATACAGAAACAACAACCGATGACCCTCATAGCCTGCATTACAGACACCCATTATGGATGTAAAAAAGGTTCAAAGCATCTTCACGACCACTTTGAACTTTTCTATAAGAATGTATTTTTTCCTGCCCTTGAAGAACACGGGGTAGAAGCAGTCATTCATATGGGTGATGCCTTTGATAGTCGTAAGTCAATTGATTATCAAAGCCTTGAATGGGCAAAGAGAGTTGTATTTGAACCTCTTCGGGGATATGATGTTCATATGATTATTGGCAATCATGATTGTTACTACAAGAATACCAATAGCGTTAATTCTCCAAGTTTGCTTCTTCAAACCTATCCGAATGTTAAGACTTATAGTTCTCCACAAACTATTAATGTTGGTGGTCTGAATATCCTAATGGTTCCTTGGATTTGTAGTGAAAACTATGATGAAACTTTGAATCAAATTAATAAGACTAATGCAAAGGTTGTGATGGGGCACCTTGAACTACAGGGGTTTCGCGTAAATCGCAATCTGATTATGGAGGAACATGGACTGGACTCGAATATTTTTGCAAAGTTCAAGAAGGTATTTTCTGGTCATTACCACACTCGTTCTGATAATGGATATATCTTCTATCTTGGTAATCCTTACGAAATGTATTGGACGGACGTAAATGATACTCGTGGATTTCATATCTTTGATACGGAAACCCTTATACATACTCCAGTTAATAATCCTTATAAATTATTTTACAACATTTATTACGAGGACACTCCATATCAATTATTTGATCCAACTGAATATAAAAATAAAATTGTCAAGGTAATTGTTCGTAAAAAATCAAAACCAAAGGATTTTGAAAAATTTATTGATAAACTCTATACATCAGGTGTTCAAGAATTAAAAATTATTGAGAACTTTGAAGTACAAGAAAATGAAGATTTTGAAATTGGTGAAGATGAATACTCTTACTATTTTAAATCGTTATATTGATGAAGCAGAATTTAAGTTTGATAAGAACACCATCAAAGAAATTTTTCAAGATTTATATCAACAAGCTTGCGAAATAGAATAATGTTTCTTCTTACACTTAAGGACAGAAAAGACGACGGAGCATATGCAGTTCAAGATCAATATGGTCATAAGGTCTTATTTCTCTTTGAAGAAGAAGATGATGCAACTCGTTATGCCTTAATGCTAGAAGATCAAGAAGAAACTGAAATGGATGTGGTTGAAGTTGATGATGAACTTGCCATAAAGACTTGTAAGATGTATAATTACCTTTATGCCGTGATTACACCTGACGATATCGTAATTCCCCCTAAAAATGTTAGTATTTCACAAGATTAAATGGAAAAATTTTCTTTCCACTGGCAATAACTGGACAGAAGTTAATTTTGAAAAACATCATACAAATTTAATTATTGGAACAAATGGTGCAGGTAAATCTACTGTTCTAGATGCACTTACGTTTGTTCTTTTTAATAAACCATTTCGTAAGATCAATAAACCTCAATTAGTTAATACTGTAAATGAAAAAGATTGTGTTGT